GTGTGAACTTCCGCCGCCTCGATTTCCAAATGTGCCATAATAGCCAATTGCTTGTGTGTGGCAGAGTGTCCTTTGATTCAAGTTGGGGCCTATAACGTCCATAGTGATAGTTCCGCCTACAAACCCCGAAACGGTTTGTGTGTACCCGGTATAACCCAAAGTTTGGCCGGCCGCGTTACTTGTGGAAGCTGTGCCCGTGTCTAAATAGCCGTTTGTGTACCAAGAATAAACGGCGGTTGCTTCGGGTGTTGAACCGGTAAGCATTCGCCAATAAATATCAGTTGAACTATTACAATTCAAACTATCCAAAATTATTCGATAGTTGTCGTAAGTGTTAGAAAAACACCCGACAAGATCGGTGATATTCGTAGCAAGATTTGCGCGCGCAACATAAACCAATCCGCTGTTTGCCAAATATGTGTTGGTGTCCGACGAGGTGAGAAGTTCGCCGGTAGTGAATGTTTTAATTGCCATGAATCAAAATCCTAACTTGTTGTTGTCAAGGGTGCCATAGACCGCGTTATTGAGAACCAAATACGCGTTGTTGTCTTGCCCTGACATGAATAATGTGATCCGGGTTTGTTCGGGTGTTGCGTCAATTTGCACGCCTTCAATGACGGTGTTGTAAGTACTTCCGCGAAAATAAATCTTGCCGTTTTTGTTGATTGGCAGTTCGCAAATTTCAAGAAATGCGGTGTTGAATAGCCCGGTGTCGTAACGGTTGGTTTGTTGAACGTCGGTCAACGTAATTGAAGCAAGTGTGCTGTTTTTTGTTTGAAAGTTATTAAGCACCCATTGGGCGTGATCCGAAGCTTGACTTGTGGTGTAGTCAAGGGTTGTTTTGTCCCAACCGTAAATTGGGGTTGTCGATAACGTGGCGGTTTGCGCGGCCAACCCTTCCGGGCTAATGGTTACCTTGTTGTAATAGTTGTCGGCGCTTGAACGGAATTGGATTCCTTCATATTTCATTTGCACGCTGTAGGGCGTGCCGGTGCCGTCATTGAAAACATATTCGGTGGTAATTAACCCGGTGGTGTTTCTGCCGTACCAATACAACGTTGGTGTGCCTTTGAATGACGCTTCGCCGCCCCACATTCGGGCTTCTTCGGTTCGTGTAATCAGGTTGGCTAGTTCAAATGCGTTGCCGGTGTACGTTTGCGCCGAACCAATAGAACGGCCGAAAAATTGGGAAGTTGCTAAGCCGGCGGCAACACCTAAGTAAAGAATTTGATCTTCGGTAGTTTGTTGGGCCAACGCGTAATTGACTAGTTGCGCGCGGCCCCAATCTGCTTGTAAACCTTCACAACTAATTGTGACCGAATCCATGTTTGTTACGAATCCGTAGTTAATGGCAACATCTCGAATGCGGCCAACAAAACATGTGAAGTTATCTTTGCCGATTACGACGCCGGGCTTGTAAATGTAGAGAATGATTTGGTCGCCCAATTTTGGGGTGGTTGTCCATGATGAAGGAAATTCGGTAGAGATTTGCGCCGATTCAATTGAATAATCGTCAATTTGTAGTTGACGGCCTTTGAAGATTGATAGGGCCGTGATATTTGGCAGTTCGTACCAAGTGGCGCCCTGCTTGAATTCTGCTTTCCATAACGACGGTGTGGCCATTATGCCACCCTGACCGGCAATGGGCCGTTAGAACGGTTGTAGCGGCGCAATGCGTCAACAATGGCGTTGGGGTCGCCGCCCTGAACCGTGATGTTAAAAGTGTTTCCTAGGCCGCCGCTGTTTCTGCCGCGCAAAGGAACAACGGCTTCGGGGCCGCGTTCGCCAATCATTGCGATTGTTGGGCCTGTGACAATTCCGCCGTCTGCCAACATGGGAATGTTCGGCACATCGAAACCTTTTCCGCCTAAGCCGGGCACCCAACCGGGAACCTTGAATGAAAGCTTGCCAACGGTGTTGTTCCAAACTGACGCTATGCCGTTAAATAAGCCTTTATAGAAACCAACAAGGGTTTCGACATATCCGCGAACTACTGAGACAACGCCGCCGAACCCTGTTTTTAAGCCGTTCCAAATTTTGGTTGCAAAATCTTCGATTCCTTGCAAGCCGGCTTTTATGCCGTCCCACACAAAAGAAGCCGCCGTTCCGATTGCTTGGAATGCTTTTCCAAAAATGTTGAACTTTGCTTGTAGAACCGCTAGGGCGACGCCTACGGCGACGAATGCGACAACTAATAAAAAGATCGGGTTCAATGCCATGACGGCGTTAAACGCCGCTTGAACGGCTGTGAACGCGGTTGTGGCCGCTGTCCACGCCTTCATTGCAAAATTGACGGCAAGAATGGCGGTAGCAATGCCGGCGATAGTTCCGCCAACCGCTAAGAAAACGCCGGTGTTGTTTTGTGCCCATTGGCCTAGTTGGTTAATGAACGGCAACACTTTTTCAATGGCCGGCAGTAAAGCCGCGCCAATTGATTCTTTTGTTTCGTTTAGTCCAATTCCAAGCTTCTTGAATTGGCCTTCCGCTGTGTTGGCGGCGGCGGCCGCGTCACCCCCGAAAGTATCGGCCAAAACCGACATGGCGCCTTCAACGTCTAACCCGTTTTTCAATAGGGTTTTCATGCGCGGATCTAACGCTTTTAAGCCTTTGTCATTGCCGGCGTAAGCTTTCGATAGGGCGTCGGAAACGGTCGCTAGATCCTTCCCGGTGCCGGCCGAAATGTCCAACGCTAATTGAAGGCCGTCTTGTGCTTGCCCTAAATCTTCGGTGCCAATAACAAGTTTGGCTAATGCCGGGCGAAGGTCATCATCTGCCGTGGCGGTCGCCATGGAAAGACTAGAAAGCCATTGTTCGTTTTTGGCTAGCGCCTTGTCTGTTGCGGTGGTGACGCCTCGAATGTTGCGCGCCAATTGTTCTTGTGCGGCCTGATCTTCAATGGCGGCCTTGGTGAAATCAACCGCGGCGGCACCTAAACCAACAAGGGCGGCGGCGGCCGGAACCGCGGCTTTCTTAATAGCAAATTGTGCTTTTTCGCCGGTGGTTTCAAGCTGTTTGAATTGTTGAACGGCCTTGTCAATGCCTGCCCCGGCAAATTCGGTAATGATTGGAATGGTTATAGCCACGGATTATTTACCCTTCATCAATCGATCGGCGGTTCGCATTGCTTCGAATGCTAAAGATTCAACCGCGCCTTCAACTTCGTTTTTGTGTTTCTCATATGCCGGCCACATGACGCGCGAAGGCTTGCCCCATTTGGCGGAAAGGTTACGTGACATTATGCCGTTGCGGCCCATGTCAAAAATGGTGTCAACCATTCCCGACCAACGAATGAAGAACACGGCAAGGTTGCTTGTGCGGCCTTGAAATTCTTTAACCTTTTTCCCGGATACGCCGGCCTTAACAAGTTTGTTTGCTTTGTTCGAATCCCATGGCAACATTTTGAAACCGCTTTTGGTTGTCCATGAATACTGCCAACCCGACAACGGAAGTTTGGGAATGTTGGCTTTTGCTTCCTGAACAACCGGGGAAACGATTTCTTTGTATTCCTTGGTTATGCCGCGCCGCAATGACGGTTCAAGTTTGTTCAAGTTCTTTAACGCGTCTTTCAGGCCCACAATTTCAATGTTCGTTTGAACGGTCATTGTTGGGCCTTTCTTTGCTTGTTAAGAACATCAATTGCGGTGTTCAAATCTTGGATTGTAAAACTTATTTCCGGGGGCCAATAGCCGGTTTCGATCAGGATTTCCGCCAATGATCGGCTTATTGATCCCCGTTGGTGGGGTTTGCGTTATCGCTATCTATCACTTCTAGTTTCACAAGCTTTTTGAGAAAATCATCTAGTTGAAGCGGGGTGGGAAACCCACCCGTTTTCGAAGCTTCATGTGCAAGGAATCCCAACTGTTCAATTGAAATTCCCGTTGCGAGATCCGAAGCTTTAACCTTAAATTTTCGTTCTAGTTGCACTATGTGAAACAAGTTGGTTTCAACGACATAATCGTTTTCCCCGGTGTTGATATTGATTGATAATTTCATTTGTTCCTTTGCACGGTAAAGGGTTTATTTATGGGTTGGTGATGTCTCGAACCCATGTGCCGTTAGTAAACGACAGCGAAGCAACGGCCAATTCGCCCACGGTTGACATGATGGCCGGGTTGTTTTCAAGCGTTAAATTGGAAAGTACAAATTCGGGATTTGAAGCCGATTCTGTAGTTCCTGAAGGTGAAACGGTGATTGAACAACTGCCGGCGGTTTGGATAGCGGCAAGCATTGTTTCGACTTCGCCGGCGCCGTATGAAAGAAACAAATCCATGTTGACGGCTACGGTTTGCAAACCCTGAACCGCGCGGTGCCCGGTGTCGCCAAATGCGGTTGATTCTAAATAATCGTAGCCAACCATCACTTCGCATTTTGTGCATTGGTCGGAAACGTCGTAAACGGTTGGGGTGGCCCCAACTGAAATGTTGATTGTTGCATTGCCTAGAAAAGTGGTGGTTGCCATTGGTTGTCTTTCTCTTATCGCCGTTGTGTTGCCACGGCTACGGTTAGGTCATATGAGGGGATTTCTTGGCCACCAATGTTTGTCAAGCTTGGGCGGCCTTCCAAAACATCAATGGTTGGTGTGTCAATAATTGTGTCGCAAGTTGTGTAGAGGTAATCGACCGCGTCTTTGTTGCCGGGTGGTGCCGCCAATACGCGCAATGTGAACGTTACTTTTGCAACGTTGTAAGTGAAGGAAGTAAATGATGGGGGTTCAATTAATACCGTCATTGGTCTTGCATTGCGCGAATCGGTCACGGTCACAATTCCTAGCGCCGCTAAACGCGAAGCAAGGGCGGCTTGTGATTCTGCTAGAAACCCGGTGGCGGCCATTAGGCCACCTGACTACGGTTAACGCCTAGCAACCGCATAATTTCGCCCATTGATCCAATCGGTGCCCCGGTGCCCATGGCTTCGAAGGATTGAAAGGAATCGACACTTCCGCGTTGCCTGTAAAGGCTTCCGGCATACATTGTTAACGCAAGAGTGGCGGCGCTGTTTGGTGAATTCGTAAGCCCGTCGTGGTATCCCGCCTCGACGCGCTTACGGAATCCCCAACTGTTACTTGCCGCCGTGCAAGCAGTAACAAAGGCCGTGTCATTTGCGGTAGCTGTTGAAATGCCCAAAAAATCCAACACGTTTTGGTTTGTAATCCATGTGCAAGTTTGGGTGTGCGTAACTGTTCCGGTTGCGGCTTGCCGTTCCGAATCTGTCCCGATTTGGTTCACTAATAGTTGGTTCAAAATGATTACGTCGTAATCAAAAAGATAATCGCCGTATTCGTCAACGCCTATGAACAAGTATTGGGGAACCGCATAAACAACATAGGTTCCATTG